CGGACATAGCAGAGAGCTTCGTGAAAACGATAAAGCGTGACTACATCAGTGTCATGCCCAAACCAGACGGGTTAACGGCAGCAAAGAACCTTGCAGAGGCGTTCGAGCATTATAACGAATGGCATCCGCATAGTGCACTGGGTTATCGCTCGCCACGGGAATATCTACGGCAGCAAGCCAGTAATGGGTTAAGTGATAACAGGTGTCTGGAAATATAGGGGCAAATCCAAGACATATCACTACCTCCAAAGCATGAGAGAGATGACAACGTAACATTGATTGGAGATTAACAATAGATTGCTGATGTAAAAGATATGTATAAGCTTAGCTATCAAAGAGGAGGTTCTGGTAGTTGCATCCAGTCGGTTACATTGCGACTCTGTGTTTCGAAAAATTCATCACCATTGCGGACAATATCGAAAAACTCTCCGTCTCGATATTGCGCATAAAGAACGAATGCGCCATCACATAAAATAATTACGTGCTGACCATCATCTGGCATTAGCTCACTACAGCTTATCCAACCATCCGGAGTTACCGGAGAGTTGCCGGGTTCTTTAATGTGCAAACGAGGCTCACCATCTTTTGGTTCAGGCCACTGGCGCTCCATGTTGATCTTCAATTTATTTTCCATAGCAGCGGTAATTTCAGCATCACTGATACCAGCACGGCGCTGTGCATCCCACAACAGGAACTGCATATCAGCCCACTCGCTGAGATCGTCAGGTTCGGCTGCGGCTTCCAGAGCCTCTTTTGAGAGGTGTTTCAGTGGACCAATGGGGCCAACGCAGCCAAATGTGGAGTCAGACCATTTGGCATGCTCGTGGCGAACCCGCTCGCGTTCCAGTGAGGCGAGAGCGATTTTAAATGCTGTAAGCATGTGTGCTTGATCGTTGTCGAGTCCGAATGGCATTTCATCTCGTGCTGACTCAATACTGGTAATCGTATTTTGTAGCCATTCCATGGTAAAAGTGCTCATCGTAAAATATCCTCTATACTGGTAAGCCCTTCATTATTTAGCCAGATCATTGCGTCATCCGGCAACTTGCTGTCTGGTTTTGCGTTTTTGAGAGAGGAACTCAGTCGCTTAATCCACATTGTCAGCTCAGTAATGCGCCTGTGTTTGCCTTCCAGCTCAACGCGCAGCCTCCCTACCGTTAGTGCAATATCCTCGTTCTCATTGTCGCGGCGTTTGACGTATTGCTGGTTTCTTTCCCGTTCATCCAGCAGTGCCAGCACAATCGATGGTGTTACCAGCTCATGGAAAAGGTCCGCGTCAAATCCCCAGTTGTCATGCATTGCCTGCTCTGCCGCTTCACGCAGTGCCTGAGAGTTAATTTCGCTCACTTCGAACCTCTCTGTTTACTGATAAGCTCCAGATCTTCCTGGCAACTTGCACAAGTCCGACAACCCTGAACGGCCAGGCGTCTTCGCTCATCTATCGGATCGCCACATTCACAACAATGAGTTGCGGATACAGTCTGGTAGTTCAGACGACGCATTTTTATTGCTGTATTGCGCTGTAATTCTTCGATTTCTGATGCTGAATCAATGATGTCTGCCATCTTTCATTAATCCCTGAATTGTTGGTTAATACGCTTGAGGGTAAATGCGAATAATAAAAAAGGAGCCTGTAGCTCCCTGATGATTTTGCTTTTCATGTTCACCGTTCCTTAAAGACGCCGTTTAACATGCCGATCGCCAGGCTTAAATGAGTCGGTGTGAATCCCATCAGCGTTACCGTTTCGCGGTGCTTCTTTAGTACGCTACGGCAAATGTCATCGACGTTTTTATCCGGAAACTGCTGTCTGGCTTTTTTGATTTCAGAATTAGCCTGACGGGCAATGCTGCGAAGGGCGTTTTCTTGCTGAGGTGTCACTGAACAAGCCCCATGTCGGCAAGCATAAGCACACATAATATGAAGCCCGCTGCCAGAAAAATGCATTCAGTGGTTGTCATACCTGGTCTCTCTCATCTGCTTCTGCTTTCGCCACCATCATTTCCAGCTTTTGTGAAAGGGATGCGGCTAACGTATGAAATTCTTCGTCTGTTTCTACTGGTATTGGCACAAACCTGACTCCAATTTGAGCGAGGCTATGTGCCATCTCGATACACGTTCTTAACTCAACAGGAGATGCTTTGTGCATACAGCCCCCCGTTTATTATTTATCTCCTCAGCCAGTCGCTGTGCTTTCAGGGGATTTCGGATAACAGGAAGGCCGGGAAATACCCAGCCTCGCTTTGTAACGGAGTAGACGAAAGTGATCGCGCCTACCCGGATATTATCGTGAGGATGCTTCATCGCCATTGCTCCCCAAATACAAAACCAATTTCAGCCAGTGCCACGTCCATTTTTTCGATGAACTCCGGCACCATCTCGTCAAAATTCGCCATGTACTTTTCATTCCGCTCAATCACGACATAATGCAGGCCTTCACGCTTCATACGCGGGTCATAGTTGGCAAAGTACCAGGCATCTTTTCGCGTCACCCACATGCTGTACTGCACCTGGGCCATGTAAGCCGATTTTATGGCCTCGAAACCACCGAGCCGGAACTTCATGAAATCCCGGGAGGTAAACGGGCATTTCAGTTCAAGGCCGTTGCCGTCACTGCATAAACCATCGGGAGAGCAGGCGGTGCGCATACTTTCGTCGCGATAGATGATCGGGGATTCAGTAACATTCACGCCGGAAGTGAATTCAAACAGGGTTCTGGCGTCGTTCTCGTACTGTTTTCCCCAGGCCAGCGCCTTAGCATTAACTTCCGGAGCCACACCGGTGCAAACCTCAGCCAGCAGGGTGTGGAAGTAGGACATTTTCATGTCAGGCCATTTCTTTCCGGAGCGGGGTTTTGCTATCACATTGTGAACTTCTGAAGCGGTGATGACGCCGAGCCGTAATTTGTGCCACGCATGATCCCCCTGTTCGACAGCTCTCACGTCGATCCCGGTACGCTGCAGGATAATGTCCGGTGTCATGCTGCCACCTTCTGCTCAGTGGCTTTCTGTTTCAGGAATCCAAGAGCTTTCACTGCTTCGGCCTGTGTCAGTTCTGACGATGCGCGAATGTCGCGGCGAAATATCTGGGAACAGAGCGGCAATAAGTCGTCATCCCATGTTTTATCCAGGGCGATCAGCAGAGTGTTAATCTCCTGCATGGTTTCATCGTTAACCGGAGTGATGTCGCGTTCCGGCTGACGTTCTGCAGTGTATGCGGTATTTTCGACAATGCGCTCGGCTTCATCCTTGTCATAGATACCCGCAAATCCGAAGGCCAGACGGGCACACTGAATCATGGCTTTATGCCGTAACATCCGTTTGGGATGCGACTGCCACGGTCCGGTGATTTCTCTGCCTTCGCGGGTTTTGAATGGTTCGCGGCGGCATTCATCCATCCACTCGGTAACGCAGATCGGATGATTACGGTCCTTGCGGTAAATCCGGCATGTGCAGGATTCATTGTCCTGCTCAAAGTCCATGCCATCAAACTGCTGGTTTTCATTGATGATGCGGGACCAGCCATCAACGCCCACCACCGGAACGATGCCGTTCTGCTTGTCAGGGAAGGCGTAAATTTCTTTCGTCCACGGATTAAGGCCGTACTGGTTGGCGACGATCAACAATGCGATGAACTGCGCATCGCTGGCATCACCTTTAAATGCCGTCTGGCGAAGAGTAGTGATCAGTTCCTGTGGGTCGACAGAATCCATGCCGACTCGTTCAGCCAGCTTCCCAGCCAGCGTTGCGAGTGCTGTACTCATCCGTTTTATACCTCTGAATCAATATCAACCTGGTGGTGAGCAATGGTTTCAACCATGTACCGGATGTGTTCCGCCATGCGCTCCTGAAACTCAACATCGTCATCAAATGCACGGGTAATGGCTTTTTTGCTGGCCCCGTGGCGTTGCAAATGATCGATGCATAGCGATTCAAACAGGTGCTGGGGCAGGCCTTTTTCCATGTCGTCTGCCAGTTCTGCCTCTTTCTCTTCACGGGCGATCTGCTGGTAGTGACGCGCCCAGCTCTGAGCCTCAAGACGATCCTGAATGTAATAAGCGTTCATGGCTGAACTCCTGAAATAGCTGTGAAAATATCGCCCGCGAAATGCCAGGCTGATTAGGAAAACAGGAAAGGGGGTTAGTGAATGCTTTTGCTTGATCTCAGTTTCAGCATTAATATCCATTTTTTATAAGCGTCGACGGCTTCACGAAACATCTTTTCATCGCCAATAAAAGTGGCGATAGTGAATTTAGTCTGGATAGCCATAAGTGTTTGATCCATTCTTTGGGACTCCTGGCTGATTAAGTATGTCGATAAGGCGTTTCCATCCGTCACGTAATTTACGGGTGATTCGTTCAAGTAAAGATTCGGAAGGGCAGCCAGCAACAGGCCACCCTGCAATGGCATATTGCATGGTGTGCTCCTTATTTATACATAACGAAAAACGCCTCGAGTGAAGCGTTATTGGTATGCGGTAAAACCGCACTCAGGCGGCCTTGATAGTCATATCATCTGAATCAAATATTCCTGATGTATCGATATCGGTAATTCTTATTCCTTCACTACCATCCATTGGAGGCCATCCTTCCTGACCATTTCCATCATCCCAGTCGAACTCACAAACAACACCATATGCATTTAAGTCTTTCGAAATTGCTATAAGCAGAGCATGTTGCGCCAGCATGATTAATACAGCATTTAATAAAGAGCCGTGTTTATTGAGTCGGTATTCAGAGTCTGACCAGAAATTATTAATCTGGTGAAGTTTTTCCTCTGTCATTACGTCATGGTCGATTTCAATTTCTATTGATGCTTTCCAGTCGTAATCAATGATGTATTTTTTGATGTTTGACATCTGTTCATATCCTCACAGATAAAAAATCGCCCTCACATTGGAGGGCAAAGAAGATTTCCAATAATCAGAACAAGTCGGCTCCTGTTTAGTTACGAGCGACATTGCTCCGTGTATTCACTCGTTGGAATGAATACACAGTGCAGTGTTTATTCTTGTCACGAACGGTGCAATAGTGATCCACACCCAACGCCTGAAATCAGATCCAGGGGGTAATCTGCTCTCCTGATTCAGGAGAGCTTATGGTCACTTTTGAGACAGTTATGGAAATTAAAATCCTGCACAAGCAGGGAATGAGTAGCCGGGCGATTGCCAGAGAACTGGGGATCTCCCGCAATACCGTTAAACGTTATTTGCAGGCAAAATCTGAGCC